CACTGCGCTCTGCTGCTGGCGAATGCTGACCTCTGATGTTTGAGCAAAGCAGAAGATCTCAGACTTCGGGTTCTCGATAGCCGCACGGACAACGGAGAATGCGCCCCACTGCGTCTTGCCGCTGCGATTCCCACCTAGTGCTAGGATCTCGTTTACCTCAAATAGTTGTTCTTCAGCCTTACTCCAGTGAGGGAGTCTGAACCCGTAGTGATACGGGTCTTTTTCAGCGTTCTCAATCGCCTCATGGTAAACCGAATGAAGCCCGATTAGCTCATCAGGCTCCATTTGCACCATCTCCTCATCTGTGGGTGGCGTTAGGATTGCGTGTTTTCGCCAAATCATAGGATCTCGGCTTCGATTGCGTCTTCCTTGATCTTACTGGCAATGCGGGCCTTTGCGTCAAAGATCATCTTGGCAGCGTCATCGAGGCTAGCCCCCTTTCGATGCTCCACGATTGAAGACGCCATGCCCGTGAGTTGCGCGGCCTTGTCGGTAAGGATACCTACCGTCACCGCCAGCTTGTCCGGGCTGATTTTTGCAAGCTCCTCTGGATTATCAAACAACTGTTGGGAACGCTCAAAGAGCAAATCCGTGTAGTCCTGAGCTGCAATCGCGTATCGCATCGAGAACTCCTTGCGCTTTGTCTCCAGCGTATCGTTGTGCCGCCATTGCAAGCCCCTGATGGTCTCTCTGCCAAGCCCAGTCTTCTTTTGGATATCGGTTATCCTCGCGCCTTGTGCAGCCAGCCACAAGGCCATTGCGGCTTTGTTTGGGGCGTAGTGTTCGACGCAGTTTGAAGGGTTCAGCTTCGCGCGTTCCTTGACCTCAAGAAACCACGCTGACTTGTCTTCTCGCTCGTCAACGTAATCGGCCTTCAGCTTCTCGTTTGGATCAATTGGTTCTGGTTCCGAAGTCACTTGGAGTTCTTAGCCTTTCTTTTCAAGAAATGCAATCATTTTTGGGATTTGACTCCAGATGCTTCAGGAACTAGTTCACCATTACGATTAAACCTTGGCGATTGAGGCATGAGGTTATCACGAATGCTGTAATAGGAGCTTGGGCCAAACGGAATCACAACGTCGCCGCTGGTCTTGATTGCGCTTTGGATGCGATCAAATGCGAACGTCCTGAAGATTCCAGTAACCTTGTCTGGAGAAACCTGCGACATGAGCGGGTTGGTTTTCAGCTGCCTTTTTGTCTGCAACCCAAGAACAGAGTTAATGAAGTTTTTACGCCGTTCCCAGTTTTTAGGGTCAACGCTTTGATAGTATGTGTCGGTTGACTTGTTCGAGTTCTGGATCTCGACGGACTTTTCAATATCCTCTAAGATGGATTTTGGCGTTAATCCAAGCTCGTTAGCGATTTTGTTTTTCGCTGCTCTTTTTACATTTTTCTCAAGTTGACGAAGATCCATTGACTCAAGATATAAGCGACCTTTTTTCAAAACCCACTTAGTAGGGACAACATACCCTTCAGCAATTCCTTCAACTTGAACAGAACGACCTTGTTGGAATGGTTTGTTTGTAACAAGAAGTCCGTGTTTTTGTGACGCGTCTAGTGCGTCTTGCAAAAACAATGCTTCTCCAAACCTGCCATCATCAATTACACTAGATTCTTCCAACGATTTAAGGTGATCCGCCGTAAGAACGCCTTCCCCATTTCCATTTTTATCTGGAATCAAAACGCCATCTGGCAGTTTCTCGCCACGATCAACAAAACCTTTATTGACCTGCTCAATAACAGTATTTGCTTTGTAGTGACTTGGGTTGTCGGATTTGACATCAACAATCTCCTGCGGTCTTGCGGCCCTTGGCTTACCCGACGTTTCACGATACATCTGACGAACCATAGACTTCACTTCTGGGATTTCACGAAATCCTTCCGCAAGCAATCCAGTTCCCATTACCATGCGTCCAGTCGCGTCAGTTGCGCCACCAAGTTTGAAATGCAAGCCCTTAACAATGGGTGTGGCATTAAAGATGGTCCTGAAGGTGCTCTCTACGTTGCGCCGCAAAGGTGTTTTTCTGGACTCCTTGTAGAGACCACCCTTCAATGTGTCCTCAAGAAGAGTCTTCACGCCTTGATCCGTGAAATACTCAACGGCCAGCTCGCTCAAGTCGGATGGAGCAAGACCGTTTTGTTCCCGTAGATTGTTGTATTCTTGCGACCATGCGCTAAATTCCGCGTCAAGCGTCCCATCAACATTGCGAACTAAACCAGACCTTGTTTCGTCGCCAAGCATTCTTGACACGATAGCAGCATCATTTTGCCAAACGTGCTGAATCATGTGTCCCGCTTCGTGCATAGCTACTTCCTTGAGGAATCCAACTTTGTCATTGATGTTCACAACCGCCCTGCGACTTGCCGGGTCAAAGAAGTTGTTGCCTGATTCGGTAATATCCCACTTGAACATTCCGGGATACGCGGCATCAATTCCAGAAATAGCATACCTGAAATCACGGTCTTTGAGCTTATCAAAAGCAGCAACTTGATCCACGCCTAGTTTCTTGCGGTAATTGAACATCTGGTCAGCATTCACCTGATCCATGTTTTTCTTGCCGCCAATCACCCTTCCAAGAGAACCAAAGATAAGCGCATCACGTCCAGCCCGCTTAACAGTTGTTTCATCAACACCTTGATCGTTGATCGCATTGTAAACAAGAGTCGCGGGAACCGCTTGAGCAATGCCCTTTGACGCATTCACGACACCTCTTGCAAGGGGAGACGAGTAGTCACCAAGTGTTGCAACAGCGCGGCCCAGTCCCCCAACGCTCTCATTTGCGGCAACACGCCTAAAGAAAGGAGTTGAGCTAGTACGTTCAAGCATTTCTTCGCTCATAACGCGGCCAAAATTTCCAAGTTTACGCAAAATCTTTGGCGCAACAACAGTCCCCACTTTGATTCCTGCATAAGTTGCAAACGCAACTGGGTTTGTCAAAAAAGTAGCGGCTTGAATAATTCTTGGAATGCTGTTGTAACCCCCAAATCTTTCTGCTTTTCTAATGAATCTATTTACTCCAGCTATCCCTTCACCAAGTTTTTCAGCCCCAATTGCAATACCTTTTGTTGCACCGGATGCAACTTGGCGAGTCATGTCCCCAGCAGTTTTGATTGAATCAATTCCGATTTCGGTCTTGTTTGCAAAATCGCTGATATTTTTTATGCCGTCATCAATTTTGCCGATTTGAGAAGCGATTTCATCAGATTGCGAGGCAAGAACATTGAGCTTGTTGGTTAACTCTAGAGATTTTGCCTGATCTCCTATTTTAACGGCATCATCAAGTTGACCTGAAACCAACAACGCATCATCGGAAATCTTCTGTGCCGCAGCAGTTGCCACGCCCTTCGCGTCAGTTAATCTACGACCTTGAGCGACAGCAACAAGCCCCTGTTCTGCTTTTCTTGTGGCGTCGGCAATGCGGATCATCTTAAAGCCAACCCCCAGTCCAGCAGTTGCCAGCCCCACAGCTAGTCCCGGAACGTCGCCAACAGCTTGACCTGCTGACTCGTAGTTGTTCATTGCCTCCGTGAATTTCTTGTCACCATCTTCGTCTCCGTATTGGGTGACGTAGTTTTGCCGAGTCTGCTCAACAACATTTGCCACTTCTTCGCCAGCACCAACAATTCCAGCAAGTTCAGCAGCACTTGTGTTGCGAAGAGTTCGGCCAAGCATTTCTGTTTGATACCGCTCCTGATTGTCTCTGCGATCTACCTCTTCTTTTGACACCAAGCCAGCCGCCTCAAGAATCGGCAGCAGTCCAACATCTTGTCCGAAAACATTTGTCTTTGCAATTGCGGTAGCTGTTTTTTGCATGCTCAAGCCCGCACCTTTAACAAGCCCACTTACCGCTTGTGCCTGAGCCGCCTTGACCTCTTCTATTGGCTTGCCGGAAAACGTCCCTCTGAGCAAAACGTCAGCACCTGCACCGAATCCTTTCAAGCCCTTCCACAGCTCGGTAAAGACTCCATCCTCAGATTCTTCTGGTTTATCAAGGCCAGCTTTGCGGCGAATTGCGTAGATTTTCTCTTTTTCAGGATTCTCGCCCAAGGTCATCCCGTTATCAACCCACTCAGCCGTATTAAATAGCTCTTCGTCTGGAGTGGTGAAGGCAACTCCCTTCTCTGTAAGCGCACCATCTTTAATTAAGCCACGTTCCTCCATCAACAAATAATCGCTACCAAGTGAAGTTGCTTCTCCATTTGAGTCAAGCAACCCACGGGCTTTCATACCCTCTTCTGTGGCAAACTCTGGAATTTGATATTCAGGCGCAACAATTCTAGGATCGCTTAGTTCAAGCTCTCTCCAATTTGGTGGTTTGGCAGCATCCTTCCGAGCCTGTAAATTGCCTTGCTCTTTTTCAAGATACTCAAAAATAGCACCTTTTTCAAGTTTGCTGGTCTCTGGATCTACCTGCTCGTCTTCTTGGTTTTCCATTTCACTTAATTTTTGCCTTGAGCAATTCAGTTTTTGTCTTTGGTGTCGCAGTCTCTTCGGTCGATGATACTTTTGATTTGGCTAGGTTCGCCATTGCTTCGCTAATCATTTTCTCTGAACTGCCTTTTGGAATTTTACCTAGCTCTTCTGCGCGTCGAATTGAGGTGGAAAAATAATCTCTAAGCCTATTTAATTCTTGAGCGGCTGCTTCATCTGAAATATATGTGTCCTCTAGTTTTGTCGCCGCTGTTTTGGCTACGGCAAATTCCGCGTCAGACATGGAACCTAATCCTTGGAATTTCCTCATGCTGTCAGTGGTGGCTAGCGAAACTATTGCCTTTCTTGATGCTTCAGCATCTCTAGCCTTGGTTCCCGGCAACCACTTGAATCCAGATTTTGCCCCGAAAACACCCGAAAATCCGGGTGAAGATGTCAACTCGTTTATTGTTTTAATTGCATAAGAAGCGTCACCAGCCGCTCTCAATGCTGCTTCACTACCTGCTAATTTAACCTCGTTACTCTTACGCTCTTCTTCTTCTTTTAGGGTTCTTTTTATATCTTCAGCTTGCTTGATAGCCAGTGGCTGCCCGGCAAGTTCAAGTGCTTCCTTTTGTTGCCCTGTTTGCATCAGTCCTAAAGCAGCGGAAATCCTGTCTTGGGGGATTTCAACTCCAGCTTCCTTGCTTTGTTTTACTGTTTCGGCCATTTGTATGTCCGCTGCTGCTTGTCGAGCTTTAGCCGCATCAGCAGATTCAAGTTTTTGTTCTGCGTCCTGAATGTATTTATTGTATTTCGCCTGCAACGCCTGAGCTTCGCGCTGAGGTATAAATTGCCCGGATTGATATCCAAGCTCCTGTTTTAAGTAGGTTCCAAAGTCCATTATGAATTTATGTAATTGTTCTGTTAAGGAACGGTGTATCCAGCCGCTTGATCTTGAGGACCGCCTGAAGTGGGTGGCGCAGCAGCACGGTTGGCGGCAGCTTGACGGATACCCATTTGTTGGGATTGCAACAACATGTTCAAAGTGTTTTCAATCTCACTGCCAATAGTTGACGCATTAAGCCCTTGTTCATAAAGGCTAATGTTTGGATCATTCAGCAATGCTTTCTGTGACTGGAGTTGTTCTGCCAATCCCGGCATCTTATCTCCAAAAAGATTGATTGCTGAATCAATTCGGCTCTCGGTGGATTTCTTCAACGCGTTGATTTGCGATTCTTCTTTTTTTCTTTTGGTGTAGTCTTCAGCTAGCCCTTTAATGGTTGAGCCAATCTGGTTTCCAATGTTTTGCATGCTCTGACCTTGAATGTCAGCAGCGCGAGCAAAACCTGAGTAGTCCTGAACAAACAGGCGCGGGTCAACGGATGATCCTAATAGTGCCATAATTTAGTCTTTCATGTAGCTGAGTTTTTCTTGATCCGCCCAAGGGACAAGAGATGAAATGTTTTCAATAGTCATATTGAGTTTTGGGCAGTGAACAAACTTAGGAGACTGTGGATTTCGATTGATGCAACTAGTGCATGCGTGAACATAATCAACATTGTGGAGTTTGTCCACCTTCTCGCCCCAAACGCCATCTAGTTTTTCGTAACGGTCCGAGTCGTATGGGACATTGTTACTTTCAATGTATTCCCAGATATCCGCATGAGTCCAGTCTCGAAGCGGGAACATCATAGTCGCTTGCTCCATAAGCACCCTAGATTCAATCCGTGTTCCAGCATCTCCTCCAAGAATTGGATCAGAATCGCAACCTTTGTGGCCGATCCATAAACAATCAAATTCAGGGACTTCAAGATAATGCTGTTTGGGACGCTTCAGGATATCCAAAGCGCAAACAAATTTGCTGCTGTCTGTAGGTTCAGTGATTCCGGTTGGACATGTAAGGATTGTTGAATTTACCTTATAATGATTCTGGACCTCCCATTCATCTCCTTCTTGTTGGAAAGCAGACTGATATGGATGCCATGAGTAAACAAGCAACTCCCAGTCTTGGGTGATCTTATCGTGGAACTTGTATTTCGATGGTTGCCACGGTTCACGGAAAAATACCAATGGCAATTCGATTCCCATACCACGCATGATATGCAACAATACCATGCTGTCTTTGCCCCCTGACCAACAGATTATCCCCTTCGGAAAGTTCTTTGCGCCAGATGCAATTAGCTCTTTGGTTTTTTCAAGTTTCGTCATTAAATGAGTGCTGCTCCTACTGCTCCTCCGACTTGACCAACTGCTCCAAACAACCCGGATGAGTATGACGCTTGTGCTTGAGCGTTAGCAGCTTGAGCTTGAAGCTGATTCTGCCTTTCAGCAGCACCGAGGTTAAGTCCAGTATCTGGGTTAATCAAGCCCGGAGTGCCTCGTCCAATCTGACCCATACCCATTCCGAGCATTTGTTGCCCAGACTGATACGAGAGTGGTTGCTGACTCAGCAGAGCAAGACCCGGCTGCGTGTAGAATCCTTGAGCCATTTCGTAACTTCTTCCCCCAGCTTGCGCGGCTTCTTCTCTAGCCCTTGCTCTTTGCTGCTCAATATCCATCAATTGCCCGAAGCCAAGTTGACGTTCTTGTATGCGTTGTGCGCCACCAGCCATACCTTGTGAGAACATGTTTTGGCGTCGCGCTAGTTCTCTTTCTTGTTCAGATCCAAGTTGCCCATAACGAGCTTGTTGAGCTGTAAGACGTTGTTGCAAGCTTCCAAGTCCTTGTCCAAATTTCGCTTGTTGAAGTGCTATGTCTCTTTCAGTATTAGCACCTCGCTGTCCATAAAGAGCCTGTTCGGAAGCGAGTCTTTGCCCAGCCACATTAAGTTGTTGGCCAAACGCTTGTTGTCCAAGTTGTGACGCTTCACCTCTTCGCGCTGCTTTTGCGGCTTCACGATTTTGAATCTCTGCTGCAATTGCCGCATTTCCACCAAGCCTTCCAGCGGCTTGTCCAGCTTCCCTTGCTTGTTGCTGAGAAGCCCGCTGCTCTTCTGGCGACAATGCTCCGCGACGATCAAATGCCTCCTGAGCCATCTGAGTTGCACGTAATGCATCTGCATTTGCCCCACTAATTGTTTCTCCAACATATGGGTTGATGCCGCCAAGTGTTCCTTGCGCTAGTTGATTCGCCTGTTCTTCTGAAATTGTTGTTCCAGTATATCCACTAATGTCTCCCAATGTCGATCCGTATTGACCAACTTGAGATCCATATTGGCCCATCATTCCTCCAGCTCGACCAAGAAACGAAGACTCAAGCCCTTGAGCTTCTTGTGCTGTTTGAGCAGACCTTGATACTGCCGCCGCTTGTTCTGGAGACAATCCTTGCATTACGCCACGAGTAAGCGGTGCTTGACCAGCCATCTGGCCTAACTCTCCTTCACGCGCCGCTCCAAGTTGTTGTCCAGCTTCTTGTGAAGCCATACGGCTAAGTCCAAACAAGCCTTCTTGACCACCAACTCCACCAAGGAATCCAGAGATGTCCTGCAAGTTGAGTGCTTGGAACTCTGGACGAAACTGACGCTCAAACCCAAGAACTTGAGGCAGCGCACCACCATAAGCTGATACAAATTTACCAATATCTTTTGCGTAATCAGCCTTTGGAGCCTTTACCTTATCAGGAGAACTTCCCATATTCTTGTATTATTTGAGTTTTGAGTAAAATTGTTGCATGTTATACACTCTCACTCTAGGTGAATTCTTAAATTCACGCTGGAATGCGATGTATTCAAAGTCGTCACGGAACTTTCTAAGAGCTTTTTGCATGTCACCAACGCATATAGTAACAAAGAGTGTGTTGGAATGGTGTATTTCACAGGCTTGTTCTGGAGATTCTTCTTGCGAGTAGAAGCCGAGACAAAAGGATTTTGAGTCAGAAACGACAACGCCAAAACATAAGTGCCAATACAAAAGTTTGTGAAAGTCTTCGCCATATATTTCTATTGCTTCTCCTAAGTGCTGATTCATCCGAAAATCACAACGCTTGCAAGTCTTAATGGGTCAGTTATTGAGATGTAGGCCTGATTTACTGTGTTTAATTGCACGCCCGCAAGAGTGTTTTCAACAACGTAACCATGCCACGAACCCGGATAAACATGTCCAGTCCCAGAAATCGCATAGTTGGCATCTGGCATTGGAATTGCAAAATTCAAAACAATATAGTTGTCTGTGGAATCATACCACGACGCTGTTGAGATATTTCCACTTCCTTGTATTGCTACAAATTGAGCGGTAATATTACCAGACGTAACCGATCCAGTGTGATTGACAACGAATTCATTTGCTGTTGCAGATGATGTAACGGTATACAGTCCATCGGTTGCCGTGCCGCTTGTGAAATCAAGCCTAATTTTGTCATCAGTTTTCAATCCATGCCCAACAATTGTAACGGTTGTCTCCGTTGCGGTTCTTGAGTAATTACCAGTTTTATACGCTCCTGTCCGAACTCCAGCCGGTAGGGGGTTCAGTTTCACCCATGCACGCGCCCCGTAAATTGGAGCAGTCCCCGTTTGCGCCCCATTTAGTTTGGGGGCAGAAATGGAGCCGTCGGCCACGGCGGATGCTGTTCCAGTCAAGTTGCCCGAAAAGGAAGCCGCAGTGACAGTGCCATTGCTTGCTAACGTAATTACTGGCGAACCCGTCTTGTTTCCTCCGTGAATTCGCACTCCTTGAGAAAACCTCATGGCGCAAAAACCATCATTGAGGTCAACTATATCTCCATCATCTGCCAAGACAAAGCCAAGTCCTGTAGAGCCAGCAGTTCCAGCATACACGCTTCCACCTGCGCCAATACCTCCTCCAGCATTGATATTGCCGTTGACATACGCATTCCCATTCACATCCAATTTGGCAACCGGATTATCTGTCCCAATTCCAAGGTTTCCGTCTGTTGTCAGCCTCGCTTTTTCAGCGTTATTGATTGCAAATGTAATAGGGTGATTTGTCCCACTTCTTAATACTACTGAATCCCCCGAGGAAAAGAAATCCCCAATGACATTATTAGTTTCAGTTCTAATTACAGCTGCATCATTCGTTCCACGAATGTGTAACGTCCTAGCGTTGATGTTGAAATTTACCGGGTTGTCAGTCCCGATACCCACATTGCCATTCTTATCAACAATGAAGTTGGTTGCAATTGTATCTGGATTAATGGAACTACAAACTTGTCGAATAGCAAATGCTTGACCCGCGCTTGGATCGTTAGCGTCGTCGTGAAGATCAAGGGCAAGAGTGAGGTTGTTGCTTCCTGTCCCAATTTGGCGCAAATAAGCCCAGTCGCTTTGTCCTGAGGAACCAGAAAATGCAAGATATGTATTGGTTCGGTTCGCCTCATCAACCACATCGCTTGCCCAGTTAGTCGTGCCGGGGTAAATGGAGATCGGGCCATTGGATGTTATCCGGTCAACCAACGGTGATCCGGGACCCACGCTCAATCCGTTTGGAATGTTAACGATTCCGGTGTCGCCAATATACATTCTATTGGTATTGTTGCTATTAAAGGCAAACGCTCCTGCTTGGACTTGATCAAATCGCATTTGACCAGTGCCAGAGTTGGTAAACTGAAAATCACCATTGATGCTTGGTGCTCTGGAAATTCTTGCGTTACTGTCTCCGTCAACATACAGCCCACCAGTTGCCGTCGCGTGGAAGTCAATAAACGTATATTGATCAATGGTGTTTCCTTGTCCGATTTCAAGACCTGTTGACCCATTAGGGACATTGCTTGAAATCAAATATACCCGCTCTCCGCGAACGGATGTTGAACTACTATCCCAACTGGGGCCGTTAAGAGACAATTTTTCTGGAGTAACCGACGCGTTAACAAGTGCAAGTGTATTTACAGCATTATTAGCTAGCTCATTGGATGTAATTCCACCAGTTTTAACAAGTAACTTTCCACTGGATTGCGAAAGTGTTCCATTGAAAATAGCGGCATCAGTAATCGTGCTTTGATCGAGGATGTTATTCATCTTCGCGCTAGTAATTACGTCAGTAGCTGTAAAAGTGTAACTCGTATCAATTGCTCCCATACTTTATCTTTGTGAAATGATTTGTCTGTTGGTGACAGAACCAGCCACCTTGATTGAATTGATCTTGGGTGATCCTATGGTCCTTGTCAAGATCATTGTTCCAGTGAATCCGCGAATGCCGCCCAACCTGCATCTGATACTTGCCGTTTCAGCCTCAGTAACCGAGGTGGGGGTAAGCAATCCACCAAGCAAAGTAGTAGTTGTGCCTATGGTTTGAGCGTCATCTGGATCTTCAGCAGCAAAGGCAATGTTGTATTCCGAATTTTGGCCGGGAAGGGACTGGATGTTGATCTGAGCGTCAGTGAATCGCTTGCGCTCCATCGTTCCAAAGTCATATCCCCTAGTTGTAAGAGAGGCATTGATCGTAGGAGACACGACAGCCGCAGAGTTATCCACGTTCAACGTGTCATTAGAACTTTCAGACGCTTCAATTTGGTGCAGGCCCCCGTTGGAAGTCACAACGTAGATGTTGTTTCTTTCGCTTGCACTACCAATTACAAAGTTTTCAATCAAGAATCGAGAATCTCCAAAGGTATCCAGTGACTCCCAGCCTTTATTCAGGAAGTTATACACCAAAATAGCGTTGTTTCCGTATGCATCACCAGCACCACGGACAGAATCAAGCGGGACAGCAAGGTAATACCTGTTCTCAAACAGGATACCTACTGCCCTGTCTGAGTAATCAGCGTTAATCCGGTCGATATACGGCTGAATGTTCTTAGACAGTGGCTCTTCGGTCCCCCGCAGGTTGTAGTCGTTGAGGAATTCAACCCCATACACACCATCGTCAGACAAGAACAGCATGGTATTGCCGCGCATCACCACGGACTTACGAGCTAGGCAACCAATCTCAGAGGTGAGCTCCTTGACGGCAACGTCTAGAAGGCTCCCTAGCGTCCCCTTAACGATGTGCAGGCTGTTCCTATTCAACACAACCAATCCGTCGTCATAAAACCCGTGCATCCCCACCACGTAGTCAGCAGTCCCACCACTTACGCGGAATTGGTTCTCAATTTGGTCAAAAGTAGTAGTGTCCAGAATGTCGGATACAGATATCTCGTCAGTAATCTTACGGCTAGTGTATGTAGCTGCATTATAAGCCCCTGACTGACTGTAATAGAACGGAACCCACAAGCGTCGTTGGAAATGAACTCCCCAAGGCGCACCGGGCTGATGCATAAACCCACCGCCTACGCTGAATCGACCTCCAAACTGCAATTGATGAGATCCACCAGCAGTAAGATTTCCAATCGGAGCGTAAAATGTAACTATTGTCGTTGTTGCTGATACTACTTGGAACTCTTTCCCGACAACTTCAGAGAATTCTGGAATTGTTGTCTCATAAATGACTATGATGTCACCTGTTACAATTGTTGTGTTTCCAAGTGTAGACCTGTTAACTGTGACTAATCCACCAGATACTGAAACATTAGAACTAGGAACATTAAATATCTGTGGCTGGGTGTAAGTCCCGCCCGGAGACAAAGTAAACCCATCCGTAGCCGTTGCACTTGCAACTTCAAATGAAGCAACTGTTTGACTCGTCGTAAACGTGTAAGTAAATTGATCCTGTGTCGATACGGCCAACACAGTAAAGACTCCGTTTGCGGGAACCAATGTAGCATGAGTAAGTCCAGCGATTGTGATTGAAGTTCCAACTACCAACCCATGTTCGCGGACATTCATTGTGACAGTGGTTCCTGATTGAGAGGCGGATAGCACTGGCCTCCCATTCGGATACCATTCAAGTGCTTGTTGCCCGTCACGGAATAACATCACCTTGTCGAACAACTGGATCATGTCAGTGTCAGCACCAATGGCTTCTCCAGACGGATACGGAATGTCAGTAATCGCATACCCATCCAAGTCAATCTTCTTGGCGACTGTATCCAGAGCAATAATCACATACTCCTTGTTGCTGTCGTTTGGATCGCTGAATAGGCATGAAGCGCGGACATTTGCACTTGCGTCATCATTGATCAAAGCCTGAGACAACGTGCCAGCACCAGAAACAGCCGTAGTTGTAGCCGTAACTGGAAACGTCATGGTTGTAGCTGAAGCGTAGGTTAAAAGCCTTAGCCCATTAGGATCAATTCCAGTAAATGTTAATCCAGCAATCAATCCATAGCCAACGCTACCGATAGCGAATCCATGACCAGCCGTAACGGTAATCGTTACCACGTTGGCAGCAAGGGAGGACGACGCAATTGTCTTTGGCGTGTCGATCAGCAGGAAGGGCAACTGCAATGGAGAACCTCCCGTAGTCAACGCCCCAGTCCTACTCACCACGTTCCTCCGTGGCTTCCAGTATCCTTCCATACGCCCATTCAACGACTCCCTTACCTCACCCTCTTGGAGTTGGTTAAGCTGGAGCCTCTGGTTCACGCTTTTAAACCCACGATCAGCAACCTCGCCAATCGCAGAATCCATCGCGCCACCACTCTGGGCAAACTGGGACATTAGGCGTAGTAAACGATCACCACACCGGATGTCAGAATCACTTGGCTGAAGTTGCCACCGATACCCAAACCAGCAGGAAGGGTGATCGTCTGCA